GTTTGATAATACAATTGATAAATATTCTGTTTTAGTTTGAATCGAAGATAATTCATCTAACGTTATAGTTAAATCGAATATAATGCATTTAATTGTTAATATTAATGATAATGCAATTATGGATGTTCATGATACAATAAAACCAATAGTTTTGTATCCAATAGTTACAAATTTTGATACATCAACAGATTCATTTGGAGAATGAGATACACATAAAAATGTTTTTTGGTATAAAGATTTTTATGGAAGTGATGAATATATGGATATTCGAAATTCAATGAATAATGATTCTGTTTTATTAGCTGGTGTTATAATAGATGGGATAAATACAAAAATAACAGATTTTAATTTTATGCAACAAATATTTACATTGCAAATTTATTATAGTTTGGATAATTCAGCATATAATTTAATTAATACATCTATTATTAAAAAAATATGTCAACCGTCTTCAACTAATGAAAAAATAAGATATTTTACAAATTCATCAACTGAATATTATGCGGTTTTTGATTTATTTAGTGATTCAACATTTAGAAGTAATTTTATAAGTTCACATGTTGATAGAATTTATCTTAAAATTGTTTTTAATGGTTTGAAAAATGATTATAAAAATGTAATAATAATGTTTAAATAAAATTGATAGAATGTAATAATTAAAAAATAATTAATAATAATTAAAAAATAATAATTAAAGGAGGAATAACAAATGACAAATCAAGTACTTTCAGAATTAATATTACAAATAATTTTATATGTAATATTATCAATTTTTGTTTTTGCAACAATTGAAGTAATTAAAGGGGTGTATAAATCAATAACCAAAGGTAAAAAAATTCATAAAAATATTTTACGTTATGCGAATTTTGTAATTGCGTATGGATATGCTTGGACTTTTAATTTTCAATTTGCGAATAATGTAATGAAATTGGCAAATCCAAGCAATCGAAGTTTATTAAATCAACATATAAATTATTTAATAGTCGCTTCATTAATCTATGTTGGTGCAAAGAAAATTTGAATTTCGTATTACAAAAAAAATAAAGAAATAATTAATGATGTGGTTAATGCAAAAAAATTATTATTAGGTTAAATTAAAATTTTAAAAAAATAATAAAAGTTATATTTAATATAAAGTATAACAAAAACAATGGAGAAAAGAAAATGCAAATTAGAAAAAAAGATTTACAAAAAATGATTGATGAATCAATTCAATTAAAATTAAATGAGAGTAATCGTGAATTTAAAATTGACGATGTTGCTTCAATAATTCAAAATTATCTTAAAACAATAGGTTTAAATATTAGAATAAATTCTAATAAAATAGTTCCTTCATCAGAAGTAATGAATATTTATTCTGGTAAAATTAAAAATTTTGGTGAAATGTTTCCTGTTTTTAAATCAGCAATATTAAATATTAATGTATTAGTATCTGAAGAAAATCAATTTATTACACTATTTTTAGATTATAGTTGGAAACATTATAGGGGTCGTAATGGATATACTGCAACCAGAACATATAGAGATAACGCTTGGGAAATACGAGATTAATTATGTTTTCAAAATCTTTCTATATAGTTGTTATATTTCTTATTATTAGTTTGTTTATTAATTATATTCAATATAAAAATAATACAGATATAATAACTAATAATCAAAATAACAACTATATAGTTAAAGATACAATTTATACTAAGATAACAAAGATTGATACAATTTTTACATTCAATAATATAACAAAAATTGATACAATAATTATTTCAGATTCATTACATACACAAGATAATGGTATATCATATACTCCGATATTTAATAAAAATTATATTGATACATTAAAATTTGATAAAAGTTTTAAAGACAGTCTTTTATCTATTAATATTAAAATGGATATAAAACATAGCACTAATCTTTTATTGTCAGTAAATGATAATAATATATTAGAATTGGTCAATAATAGTAATTTTAATATTAGTAACATAACATTTAATCCGACATTAATTTATCAAATGAAACAAATTAAACCGAAACAGCCATTACGCAAACATATATTTATTACATCTGAATTTGGTTTACGCACCGATGTAAACTCTAAATTATATATATTAAATCCGACAATTGGAATAATATATAATAATAATAAACTTTTATACAATGTTAATTTAAATACAAATAGAATTATGTTTGGTATTGGGTATAAAATATTTTAAATGGATGGTAATTAATAATGAAAGAAGCAAAGTCAAATACAAATATTAAAAAAGATATAATTTCAAAAAAAGAAGCAGAAATTAATAAATTATTGAATAATATTAATTATGATATGATAATTCAATATGAAATAGAAAAAATTAAAAAAGATGTTTTTTATTTCATATTGAATTATTCATATATTCAACATCCAATTAAAGGTGTAATTCCATTTTCATTATATGATTTTCAAATAAAAACATTAGAACAGTTTGTAAATCATAGTTGAAATATTATTTTAAAATCGAGACAAATGGGCATTAGTACATTAGTTGCTTCTTATGTTTGTTGAAAAATGATAACTAACGAATCTTATATTGTTAATATTATTGCGAATAAAGAAAGAACCGCAAAAGAATTAATAAATAAAATTTCATTAGTTTTTAATTTAATGCCTTCGTGAATTTTTAAAGCATTTAATATAAAAATTGAATCGGATAATGCGTTAAGTGTCAGATTATCAAATCGTAGTATTGTTAATGCTCAAGCAGCGTCAGAAGATGCTGGAAGAAGTTCTGCGGGAAGTTTGGTAATATGGGATGAAATGGCGTTCGGTAGAAGTGAAAGAATTATAAAGGAAATTTGAACATCAATAGTTCCTACATTATCAACTGGCGGAGATTTAATTTGTTTGTCGACTCCTTGTGTTTTGGGTAATACTAAAGTAAAAATTAGAAATAAAAAAACCGGAGAAATACAAGAAATTAATATTGAAGAGGTAATGAATAATGAAAAATATAAATAAAATTGAAAAATATGGTATGGGTAATGTAAGAAAATCGAAAATTACAAAATGAAAGGTTATGATTATTACAAGGTAATTTGGGTAAAATAATGGAAAAGATAAAAAATATTACAGAATGGGAAGTTTTGACACCATCAGGATGGTCTGATTTTGAAGGAATAAAAGAAAAAACTGTTGATAAATATTTAAAACTAAGTTTTGATGAAGATTATTTAGAATGTACAATCGACCATGAAATAAAATTAAAAAATAATATTTTTACCAGAGCTGATATGTTGAGTGTAGGGGATAAAATACTGCATAAAAATAAAATTGTAAAAATTATTAAAATAGAATATGTAAATAAAAAAGCTAAAGTTTATGATTTATTAAATGTTGAAAAACATAATGAATATTATACAAATAATATTGTTTCACATAATTGTGGTCGGGGAGGACAGTTCTATAATCAATGAATTAAAGCATTGAATGGTGAAAATGAATTTAATCCAATTAAATTATCTTGAAATTTACACCCCGACAGAGATGAAGAATGAAAAAACAAAATGATTACTAAATTTGGTGCAAGAGAATTTAATCAAGAATATGCATGTTCATTTTTAAGTTCCGGTACAAATGTTATTTCATCTTCAGTTATAGATTGATATAGCGAAAATCACGTTAAAGAACCAATTGAAAAACGATATAATGATAAATTTTGAATTTGAGAACACTCAATTGCTGATGATTCAGATATTAGATATTTTATTTCTTGTGATGTTGCAAGAGGTGATGGTGATGATAATTCAGCAATGAATGTTTATAAGGAAACAATATCAACTGGGATAATTGAACAAGTTGCAGAATATTATGGTAAAATTCCGACATCGACTTACGCAAAATATATTGTAGCGGTTGCAATTGAATATAATAATGCTTTTGTTATTATTGAAAATAATTCAATAGGATGGAATACATTACAAAAAGTTATGGAATTATATGATAATGTATTTTGAAGTCCAAAAACTGCAAATGTTTATAAATCAATATCAATTGAAAAAGTAATTGAAACATTTAAAAATATGGATTTATTAGTACCGGGATTTTCAACTAATAAATCAACAAGAGAGTTATTGGTATTAAATTTAGAAGAAAAAATAAGATTAAAACAATTAATATTTCATTCTATTAGATTTATTAACGAATTAGATAATTTTATATACAAGGCAAGTGGTAAAGCAGAAGCGCGAAGTGGGTATCATGATGATTTAGTAATGTCATCGGGAATTGGTTTATTTATAATATATTTTTTACGAAAAATAAAAGATATGGGATTCGATATTTATAATTATATGAATGAAAATATTAATGGAGTAGATAATATCGAAGGGACTGAAGATGATGTTTTAAATGATTTATACGCTTTAACTCCAAAATCATATTCAGAAAATCAATTTGGTATTATCTCTGGACAGCAAGGTGAGGATGACTGATTTTAGTTAATTTATAAAAAATAATAAAAAATATAATAAAAATACAAAAAAATTTTAAAAAATATAAAAAAAGTTTATAATATAAAAAAAAATTAATAAAAAACGAAATAATTTTTAAAAAACAATTTTTGCCTACTATTTAATTAAAATAGAATAGTTTTTAACTAAAAATTAAGGAATATAAATATGGCAAAAACAAAAAATACAGTAAAAACAAATAAATTATCAAGTGGTAAATTTACTGAAATATTAAAGCAGTTATTTACTAATAACTTAACAATTACTACAGTTTCTAATAGTAATATAAATGTTGATAGTATAATTGGTAAAGATTTTAAAAAACATTCATCTGATGCTCAAAAAAATGAAGACCGTATTTATTCAATGTTATATGAATCAAATAATAAATATAATTTTGATAATTATGATTCTGTTACAGTAACAAGGGAGCAACGGTATTCAGAATATGACCAAATGGATGACGACCCGATTATATCATCAGCATTAGATATATATGCGGATGAAGTAACTGTTAAAAATGAAACGGGTAATATTATATCAATTATTTCTGAAAATAAAGAAATTGTAGATATTTTAAATATTTTATTTAATAATATATTAAATGTTGAATTGAATTTATGGGGATGGATTAGAAATACTTTAAAATATGGTGATTACACTCTTTTATTAAATATTACAAATAAGTATGGAATAACAGCATTTCATAATATACATCCTTCCAAAATTAAAATTGTTCAAAAACATGAAAGTGATACTAATGAACCATATTATATTGTTAATGATGATGAAAAACAACGATTAGAAATATTTGAAGTTGCACATTTTAAAACATTATCTGACTTTAAAAACTTACCATACGGAACATCAATTTTAAGAGGCGCATTAAGTCATTGACAATCTTTAAAATTAATGGAAGATGCTATGTTAATACATCGAATTACCAGAGCACCTGAAAGACGAATTTTTAAAATTGATGTTGGTAATTTAAAACCCGCAGATGCAAAACAACATATTCAAAACGTTAAAGATAGAATTAAAAAAGTTCCAGTTATTGATTCAAGGACCGGTAAATATAATTTAAGATATAATGTTCAAAATATGATGGATGATTTTTTTGTTACTAAACGTGGTAATAAATATGGTACTGAAATTGAAACATTATCAGGATTATCTGGAATAGAAATTGAAGATATTCAATATATGCAAAATAAATTATTTGCTGCATTAAAAATTCCAAAAAGTTATTTAACATATGAAGAGGATGTAAATTCCAGAACAACTTTAGCAACTGAAGATGAAAGATTTAGTAAAACAATTGCAAGAATTCAAACAACAGTAGTAATTCCAGTTTTATATAATGTAGCAAAACTTCATTTATTTGCATTGGGTATTCCAGAAACTGAATTAAATAATTTTAAATTGAAATTAAATGAACCATCATTAATTAGAGAAACATTAAAATTAGATTTAATTTCTGCAAAAATTAATTTAATTAGAGACGTAAAAGATAGTAAAATGTTAAGTGTTGATTGGGCGTATAAACATATTTTTGAAATGGCTGATGAAGAAATTAAAGTTGAAAAAGCAAAAGTTATTGATGATACATACCAAGAATATGTTTTAGATAATTTACAAAATAATGGAGAATTATCCCCTGATAAACCAGTTAAAGCAGATTCAGACGATGAAGATATGTATGAATCAACTACAATACCACAACCCGATAAACCACAAAAATTACAAAAAATTAATGCGTTAGATTCAATAGCACAAAAAGATAATAATATTAAAATTAATAATAGGTATAATGATTTATATGAGTCGTATAAACATTGACTAACTAATGATAAATTAATAACAAACCATGGAGAATAAAAAATATGAAATCATTAAAACATAAGAAAATAAAAAACACTTGATTGTTATTTGATGTTTTAACAAGACAAATCGTTTCAGAATCATTTGATATTGATGCAGAACAATTAGTTAAAAATGAAAATTTTAAAATAATTGATAAGTACTTTATTAATAAAACTAATCTTAATAAAGAATTATCATTATATAAAATGATAATTGAAGGTAAAGGTTGCACTGAAAATAATGTTAATGATTATATTGAAACTATTATTAAAAATTATACTACTAAAATAAATATTTCAGAATTACAATCTGAAAAATATAATTTAGTAGGTGATATTCGACGTACATTTGAAAACCAAAATAAAAATTTAGATTTTGCATTACAATCAAATGTTAAAAATTATAAATTAGTTGCTTCCATTTATAATATATTTGAATATATTTCAAATGATGACGTAATGTATAATATTGAACAATATATGGATGCAAAAAATTATATTTATGAATATCTAACAAATAAAGTTACTAAAAAATATATGAATGAATCAGATTTAAATGTTATGGATATTATTAATAATGCAGATGATGAAATTGATAATTTTGATACATATAAATCATTAGATAATTCATCAAAATTATTACTTTATAAAGTATTGACTGAAAAATTTAATAATAAATATAAAGAAAAATTAAATAAAAATCAAAAACGAATTTTAAAAAAATATGTTTATAGTGTTTATGATAGTGAAGAATTTAATCAATTTATAATTAATGAATTTCAAACTGTTACTAAAATTATTAATGATATTTTACCAGCAGTTCATGAATCAACAGTTGATTCAAATAAAATTATCGAAATTAAACTTAATGAAATTAAAAATCAAATATCTTCAATATTAAATAAAAAGTTAATTAAGGAAAAATATGTTTTAGCATTATTAAAAGCGTATAAATTATTTGATGATGTTCGAACAACATATAAAGGTAAATAATAATGACATATAAATATTTTAGTAAAGATGAAATTGTGGAATTACATACAATAATTAAACAAGATATTGCTGAATTATTTTTTACATTATTTGTTAAAAAAAATGTTTGACAAAGTGCAATGAAAGAATCTATTGATATTACAGATGATGAAGTTAAATATTTAAATGAACAAATTAATAATAGAATTGATTTAACGATTAATAATTATATAAAGGAGAAGGAAGAATTTAAAAATGAAACAAAATAAAGTAATTGATTATCAACAGTTTAAAATAGACAATATTGAAACAGTAATTAAAAGTATTAATGAAAATACTTCAACAATGAGTGGTGGAAGTTATAATCCAGTATTTTTGACAGGTACTATTCAACGTGCAAATGCAGTTAACCATAATGGTAGACTTTATAGAAAAGATATTCTTAGTAAACAAATTGATGAATTTATAACAACTAAAGTTAATACAAATAATGCATTAGGTGAATTAGACCATCCAGAAGAAAGGGATTGGATTTCATTGCAAAATGTTTCACATAATATCAAAAAAATTTGGTGGGATAATGATGATGTTAAGGCAAAAATTGAAATTCTTGATACTCCTGCTGGTCATATTTTAACTGCATTAATTAAAAGTGGAATTAATCCCGGAATTAGTTCACGTGGTTTAGGTAGTTTTGTTAATAAAAAAGTTCTTATAAATGGTATTGAAGAATATGTTTCAGAAATTCAAGATGATTATAAATTAATTACATTTGATTTTGTTACAAATCCTTCAACACAAGGTGCTTTCTTAAAACTTTCAGAATCTGAATCATTGACAAAATCCGAAATTGAAAAAAATGCAAGAATTAATGAAATTAATAATAACATAACAAGTATTTTAGAATTGTTAACTAAGTAATATGTCAAGATTATTTCATTCTAAACGTGATATTAAATTATTTGATTCAATTAATAAAGAATTGATTCAAAAACTTATGGACACATGTGTTGATATATATATTTATGATGACACATTTGCAAAGATAGATGTGTATAATGATGTATTTGATAAATTATATTATAAAGATATTCAAATTAGTGGTATAATTGACCATCCTGAAGTCGATATTGATTTTGAAAATTTTCAAGAAAAAAATTATACAATAACTGTTAAGTTCCATAAAAATACGTTAAAAGAATATAATAATTTAGATGAAAAATTAAAACCATCAGATTTAATTAAATATAATGATAAATATTTTAAAATTGTTCAAATAACTAATAATCAATTTATTGGTGGTCAAACAAATTTGAAACATTCATTAATTTGTTATTGTGTACAAACAAATGATTCAAAAAATTATGTTGATAAAGTTGAAAAATATACAGCATTAATTAATAAATCAAAATTGAATATTGATACAACATTTAACGACACTACAGAAATTTTAAATAGGAATAATATTTATGGAGAATAATATTTACTTCGATAATTATGAGCAAGTTGATAGTATGATTAAATTATATATTGATAATGTTATTCAACCAATGATAAAAAATCATACAACAAAAGAATTGCAAAAAGTACCAATATTGTATAGTACTGGTGGAGTAAATTCAATTTCTTCAAATAATTATAAAACATTATTTAAAATTAATGATAAATTACAATTACCCATTATGTTCTATAATAGGAATAGTGATAGTGTTTCGAGTAATCAAATGGTGCATAGAATGGATTATGCACCAAATAAACCATATAATTATTATACTGAAAAAATAATGGATAAACGTTTAAAAAAATATAAATTTATTAGATATGAACTACCAGTTACAATAGAATTAAGTTATGATTTTAAAATTTTATCAAATTATATTACAGATATAAATATGTTAAAATCAATGTTCTTATTACATAATAATAGTTATTGAAATATTAATACTAATGTTGCACCCCAATATGTAAAAAGTTTATATTGTACTTTTGATTCTTTTTCAAATTCTGGTGGAAATGAAGATAAATCAAAAGAAACAATATATGAATCAACATTTTCTTTAAATGTTATAACAAATTTTGTTATTAAAAATAGAAGTATAGTTAATAGAAATAATGTTAAAACTTATATTAATAAAACTAATATTGGTGTTAACATTAGTAAATAAAATAAAGGAGTATAATAAATGGGAATAATTAAACCTAATATTAAAAAACCAGTGGTAGATGAAATTAAACTTTCAGATGAGGTTATTGAAAAAATTAATTCAATACTCGATAATCAAAGTAAAGTTTATATGGCAATTGGTATTTTAAATGAGGATTATGATATTAGTAAATCAATGTTAAAATCTAAATTGAATACAATTACAGAGGATTACAATAATTTACTTAAAGAATTAGAAAAAAAATACGGTAAAGGTATAATTGATTCAACAAATTGATTATATAAATTACAAGATGAAAATGAAACAAATAATAAACAAGGAGATTAAATAATATGCCAACAAATGATAATAATTCACCAGAAACTACACCGTCAACAAAACTTAATCAAAAAATGCCAGATTTTATTGCTCAAGGTACAGTTGTTGATATGATTGATAATTCGTACGTAAGTCCATCAATGACATCACAAAAAGCAGTTGCCGTAATTGGAGTTCCGACTGCGCAATCAACTGCAGATTGTAGTGGTTTTCCAGGTTTTGGTGTACCAACTTTAATAACAAGTTGAGTAGATTATGTTGCTAAATTTGGAGAGAAACATAGTGATTTATATGCACCATACTATGTTGAAAATATTCTTGCAAATGGTTCTAATGTATTATTTACTGCAATAGAAGGAACACCAAATTCAGTTGAATCACCAGCATCTGCAATATGGAAAGTTAGAGAAAATGAAACTTATGGATTAAAACAAATTCAATTTCACGCATTTAATGATGTAAATGCTAATAAATTTTATATGACATTTAGTTTGAATAGTTTAACTGCTCCAACAAAATTGCAACTTCGATTATTTCAAGAAGTTGTGGATGGTAATGATATTGAAATAACTAATTTCGCAACTCAACCAATTGAAATCAATATTACCACTATCGATGGTGAAAAAGGTTTTACATTATATAATTTAATGAGTGCATTATTAACAGATATTAATGCAGAAGCGTATACTGATGATGGTACTGGTAATATGATTCCAAATCCTGTTTATAAACAAATTGACCCAAATTTTATTAAATCAGAGTTTGTGGATTTAGTATTAAAAATTGGAAGTTATGTTCCGACATCAAATCTCATTAGTGAAGACCCGAAGAATTATACAATCGTTTTAGATTATAACGCATCTGACTCCGAATATATGAATTATCCTTCTATTGGATTTGATGGTGCTTCATTACGATTTACAAATATTTCAGAACAAAATATGTTGTATGGACATGATTTAGGAATGGGATTTAATCAATATGCTGAAGCAATAACTGAAATTTTAAATCATTATGATTATGATTTTAGTACAATTTTTATTCCAGGACTTAATTTTATTCATCATAAAAATTTTATTGATGGAACAATATCAATGATTAAATCTGAGTATTTTGGAAATGCAATGTTAATTGCAGATTATGCACCAGTAACAGAAGATTGACAAACATCTCATGGTGTTAGTTTTAATTTTGATGGAAGAACACCAATTGAAGATTTACAATCACCAATCGATGTACCATTTTCATTGAGTGAAGCAAATCAATCAAAATTTGCTTGTTACTATCCAAGTATTATTAAGAATAATGAAGAAGGTATTAAACAACTATATCCAATAACAATGTATGTATGTGGTTTATATTCAAATGTTGAATCAATTGGAGTACCTTGACAAGTAATATCTGGAATGAATAAAGGTGTTTTAGAGGGTAATGTAAAATTATCACGAAAATTAAATAAACGACAAGTCGGTGCTTTATATAAAGCAAATATTAATCCAGTAATTTCATATGTTACTAAAACAGCAAAACCTATTGTTTGGGGGCAAAAAACAGCGATGCCCGATGGTTCTTCACTTAGTAGAATTAATGTTTCGAAATTAGCAATTTATTTACAAAAAACATTCTTATCTGTCGGAGATAGTTTTGCATTTGAATATAATGATTCAATTACAAGAACGGCATTATCTAAACAATTAAGTTCTATTTTGGATGATGTTAAATTTAATAGAGGTTTATATGATTTTAAAGTTAAATGCGATTCAGAAAATAATACACCAACAATAATTGACAGAAATCAATTAATTGCGGAAGTATGGTTTAAACCGTCAAGAACAGCTGAATTCATTTATATTCCTGTAACAATCGAAAAAACTGAAACTAATTTATAAAAGGAGATAAATAATTATGAGTAAATTTGGAGCAACTACAAATCCTGAAAATTTATTAATTGGTAAATTTACACCAAAACAACAACATAGATTTTTGTTATCATTTGCTGATGGGTATAGTTTACCAGCATTTTTAATTAAATCATTGGATAGACCAACATTAAATATTGGTAAAATTACCCATGAATATGGTAATAAAAAAGTACATTTTGCTGGCAAAGCGGAATGGCAGGATATTAACCTTGTTTTACTTGACCCAATTGACGTATCAGCAAGTGCTAAAATTATGGAATGGGTTCATTTGGAACATGAAGCACTGACAGGTGTAGATGGATACCCAGCAGAATATAAAAAAGATTTAACGATTAATGTTTTGGGTGCGTATGGTGAAACTGTTGAAGAATGGACGTTAAGAGGTGCTTTTATAACAAGTGTCGATTTTTCAAATAGTGATTCATCTTCAGCTGATTTCCATACACTTAGTATAACACTTTCAATAGATGACGCGATTTGGGAATATTAAAATAAAATTAAATTAATTTTTAAATTTATTATTTTATTATTATAATAATATGTTAAAAAATAATAATGTAAATAATAAAAGTTACATAAATTTTAAAATAATTTAAAATAATTAATAATTTAAAATAATTTTTTAAAAAATATTTTACATAAATATTTAAACATAATAAATAATAAGAGGAGATAATGGAGTTATAAACCATTTTCTAATTGCTCCTCAATCAATTAGACTTCTCTTATTGTTTAAATAAAATATTGAGGATAGAAAAATGAAAAATTTATTAAGTAAAGAATTAACAAATCAAACAAATCAAGAAGAATTAACAAACCAAGAAGAATTAACAAATCAAACAAACCAAACAAATCAAACAACTCGAAAAAATTAAATAACACAAACAAACCAAACAAATCAAGAAGAATTAACAAATCAAACAAATCAAGAAAATCAAGAAAATCAAACAACCCAAACAAACCAAACAAATCAAGAAAATCAAGAAAATCAAACAAATCAAAAATTATACAATTATACATATAGAATTATTAATAAAATTAATGGAAAAATTTATTATGGTAAACATTCAACTGATATTAAAAATGATTTAGGTAAACATTATTTTGGTTCAGGAACAGCAATAACTAAAGCAATTAAAAAATACGGTAAAGATAATTTTATTTATGAAGTTGATAAATATTTTAAAACTCCAGAAGAAGCATATGCATATGAAAATAAAATAGTTACCTTAGAATTTATTAAAAGAGATGATACATATAATATTGCTCTTGGTAGAATTAGTTGGTACAAATAAAAATAAAGTAAATGTTAGAAATGAAAACGGAAAATGTTTTCAAGTTGATATTAATGATATTGAATAATACGTTATTGATTTAAAAAACGATTGAAAAATAGGATAAAATTTAATCACTAAGAAATAAAATACAATTTAACGAAATACAACTTAATAAAATAATACTTATTATAGAATTTTTTAATAGAATTTATTTTAAAAAAATTAAAAAACTTTTAAAAAAATTAAAAAACTTTTAAAAAATTAAAAAACTTTTAAAAATAATTTTTAAAAATCTATTTATTATATAGTAAGATGATAAACTAAAATTAATATTAAAATATTTTTTAAATTTATTGTTTGGTTATTATAATAAAATGTTAAAAGAAAATAATAATGTAAGTAATAAAAGTTGCATAAATAATAATGTAAATAATAAAAGTTATTTAAATTTTAATATAATTTAAAGGAGATAATATAATGAAAATTACAAAAAATGAATTAGAAATATTGATTAATAAAAAAGTTAAAAAAATGTTAAATGAAAGTTCAATAACATCTGTTTTAACAGATAGAGATTTAGATATTTTTATTGAAAATATTGAAAAAACAATTAAAAAATATTTTCCGAAATCAAATATTGATGTTTTTAGAGTTTCAAAGAAATGGGCATCTTATGATATGCCAGATATTCAAATTAGATTTACATTTGAACCAAAAAATATGATACAATTTGATGATATGTTTTCATCAATGTTTCCATTATTTTTTAAAATAATTCCAGCAAAAAATATTAATGGTATTGATAGTAGAGATATTACAGAAAATAATATTTCTTTAGTTCCATCAAATAACATAAACGCATTAAAAATTAAATCTGTTAACAAAAATAGAGGATTACAACTTGTTCGTTTAAAAGTTAGAAAAGTTTCTGGAACAACTGATAAAATATTAAAAAATATTGATAAAATTTTTAAAACCGCACATAAAATGATTAAAGATAATTATAATAATTTAACTGATAAAAATAAATTATTAGTTGATAAATATTTAAAATAATAAAGGAGATAAAACAATGAGAATTACAAAAAATGAATTAGAAGTATTGATTAATAAAGAAGTTAAAAAAACATTAAATGAAATGAGTATAAACGAATCTGAAACATTAATGACAGATGATGAAATTAATAAATTTATAGATGATTTAAAACGAATTGGAAAAAAATATTTTCCAAAATCATTTCATGATGTTAGAATTTATAAAGGACTTGGAAAAAGTATTGCATACGATTTTTCAATTGAAGCAAAACAAGATTGGGAGAATAACATATTTCAAAATTCTCCAGTTGGTTTTGTTAAGTTAATATATTCAAAAAAATATAATGATGATTTAACAATTCCCCTTGAAGTAGAAGGTGGAAACATTGCAATGGTTTTAAAACCCGATAATAATTATATGGTGTATAGTCGAAAAAAAATTCCATTTAGAAAAGCAAGTGGTGATACTAAAAAAATATTAAAAGCATTTGATAAACTATTCAGCAAAATGAAACAAATGGTTAAAGATAATTATGACAATTTCACAGAAAAAGACAAAGCAATAATTAAAAAATATATATAATTTTTAATCAATTGCAGTTACATTATTAAAATTTGATATTATATTGGAGGTATAATGAATAGTAAAAAAAATAATCAAAAAAATAATCGAAATTTAAAAATATTTTATTTACATGGTTTTAGAGGTCATTATTTAAAAGGAAGTAAAATTAGATTTTTACAAGCAACTTATGGAAAAGAAAATGTTATTGGTTTTGATTTATATAATTCCCCAATTCAAAATATTGAAAAAATAAAACAAGTTATTAATGAATTATATCTTAATGATGAAAAAATTTTTATTGGAACAAGTTTAGGGGGATATTATGCTTTTATTTTATCTCATATATATGATAGTCATTTATTGTTAATTAATCCTGTAATTAATCCAAGTATTACAATGCAAAATTTCGTAAATAAAAAATATTTTTCATTTCAAGATGAAAATAAAATAATAACTATAACAAATAATGATTTAGAAGAATTTAAACAATTAAGTAATTTATATGAAAATATTGAACAAAATAATAAATTTATTCATCAGGTTTGGATTGGAAAATATGATGAATTTTATTCAAATGTCAATAAAGTTTGTGCGCATTATATTAATTTAGGGTATAGTGCACAAATATTTGAAAATGAAAGTCATAGATTTACTGGATTTGAAGAACATTTTCCGACATTTTATAATAAAGTACTTAATCATAATGTTATAACTGATATATCAGATTCAAACGTTTGAAGTTATTTATTACAATATGCAAAGGAAAACCATAAAGGAAAATAATTATGAATAAAAATGAATTAAATAAATTTATTAATAAATTAGTAAATGAATCAATAAATGATGTAATAATTAATAATCAAAATGATGTTTCAATTAATGAGCATATTGTTAATATTATTAGTACTAAAGATAAAATGAAATATATTGATAAAGTTTGAGAAATGCTTATTGCATCATATAAGTATATTGGAGGTTTTAAATCATTTCCGAACAAACAATCAATGATTGATAATAGTTATATTTGGAAATTATTAAGAGTTAATGGTGAAATTTATGCAGTAATAATTTATAAATATAATAAAAATTACGGTAGAAAATGTGTTGCAATGGGAACAACACATGGTAAACGCAGACAGTTAGTTAATTTGGTAAAGGAAATATTACGATTTTCTTTTATGGAAGTTTCAGGTAAAGCAGAAAAATTTTTATTTAATGATTGTGGTGCTAAAAATTATGTTATTAAACCCGAAATTATTCAAAAAGTAATGCATAATAAAAATATTGAAATTATTGATGATACTTATTATGTTCGACAATTAAAAGATGGTTCTGTTGTTAAAAAAGTTGCAGTGGGAACATTGTTTAAGAAATAAATATAATAATAGTTAAATAAAATTAATAATTAAGGAAAAAAGAAAATGAAAGTACTTTATATCATCTTATATTGGATTAAAAAATTTTTCATAACTATTTGAAATTTTTTTAAATAATTAAAATTATAATTATAATATAAAAATAAACATTAAAAATTAAATTAAATTAAATTAGAATTGGCACGTTAGTAAAATTTAAGTTTTAATGTTTATTTTTTTTTATTTTAAAAATCATTAAACTGAATTATAATAATATGAAAATTTAAAAAGATAAATTGATTAAATGATTATGAAAAATTTAAAATAAAGTTTAAAAAGAAAAGAGGAAAATTAATAATGAAATTAAAAAAAATTTTTACTTTAAAAAATGTCACAATTGCATCAATGATATTATTTACAAATGTTAATGTATTTAAATCCGATTTAGAAATTAAAAATGATTTGGAAATTATTAATAACAATAATAATATTGCTATTAAACGACAATATAAAAAGTTACAAGAATTAAATCATTTTTATTTAATTAAGAAAAAAATATTATATTTATCACCAAATATCAGTAATAATGAATTAAATAAAATTTCAAAATTATTATGTGAAATTGATGATAAGAATTCAGTTATAACATCTGATTTATTAATTTCTTTAATTTATGTTGAATCACGATTTAAAAAATATGCAAAAAGTAGTGCAGGTGCAGTTGGTTATTGCCAAATAATGCCATCTATTCATAAAGTACCAAAAAATAAAATGTATAATACAGAATTTCAAATTAGATTTAGTTATAATTATTTAATGACAATATATAAATTTTATACACCAAATAAATTAGATAAAGCATTAAATTATTATAATGGTAGAGTTTGTAATAATAATTATGCAAATAAAGTATTTACAGTTAAAAATGAAATTAGTAAATTAAGATAAGTAATAATTAATAAATAATAAAGGTGGAATGTAATGAATGATACAAAAAATAAAAAACCATATATTTTTGTATATATTAAATCTGATTATCAGCATGTATATAAAATGAAACAAATTATTTATGATTTAGGTAATTATTATAATTTTGTAATGTTTAGTATTCCAAAAGAAATTAATCCAGCGCAACATAAATTTAAAGATTTATTGTTAAAATATGATATTGAATTTAGTGAAATAATGTATCATAAGACTGAAAATTTTAGATATGTTATTAATATGTTTCAAAAAAATTTATTAAAAAAATTAAAAAATAAATCAATCGAATATAGTTTAAAATATTTATTAAAAATTATGGGGAATAATTTAACTGGATTTATTATTTTACGTGATGAAGATAAATATTTTAAAACAAATAATTATTTTATAAAATCGATTAATAAAATAGTAGATAAAACAAAGTATTATGTTTCAGAAATTGTAACATAAAATTAAAAATATTATAAGTAAATTAAAGGAGATTATTATGAAGATGAAAAAAATTATAATATTAATTACTACACTATTTAGGAAAAATTTAAAGCAAAATAAAATTAATAATTCCGGAATTAAAACAGTTAGTGACGCCAAAAATCGTTGGTAGTAATTAAAAAATTAAAAAATTTTAAAATAATTTTTAAAAATCTATTTATTATATTATAATAAGATGTCAAAAGAAAATAAAAAGTTATAAAAAGTGAATAATTAAAAAACTTAAAAAGGAGATTACAAATGATTAATACTACAAACACTGGAACAGTCAATATTACAAAGTTACTTCAAGATTTACGAAACATTAGTTCAACTAATTCAAAAATCGAATTAATTAAAAAATATAAGGATGATGAATTATTAAAAAAAATTTTTTATTATACTTTTAATACTTTATTAACTTATCATATTAAAAAAGTAACAGTAAAATCAATTTCAGAAACAAATTCATTGAATGATATTTTTTCTATTTTAGATGATTTAAATTCAAGAAAAATTACTGGTAAAAAAGCAAAAGAAACATTAAATAATTTTTGTATGCATTTAAGTAATGATGATATTGAAATTGTTAATTTAATTTTAAATAGAAATTTAAAAATGGGAATAACTGCAACATTATTAAATAGTAAAGTATATCCAAAAATTAAATTAATACCAGAATTTAAAGTTGCTCTTGCATCAGGTGAAAAAAATATTAATAAATCAATTAAATATCCAGCATATGCTCAGAAAAAAATGGACGGAAAACGTACAATTATTATTATTACTCCAATCAATAATAATGATGATGATTTTGATGTTAAATTTTATTCACGTTCTGGAAAAATTGATACAAAATTATCAAATAGTGAATATTTAACAAATCAAGTTAAATCATTAATCGTTGATTTACCGACTGATGAAAATGGAGAAAAAATTGGATTAGTACTGGATGGAGAATCTGTGATTGTTGATAATAATGGAATTGAAATTGATAGAAAAACTGGAAATGGAATTTTAAATAGAAAAGAATTTAAGAATAAAGAAATGATTTATAATGTTCAAATTACAGTTTGGGATATTATAACATTACCAGAATTTTTAAATAAAAAAGGTAATGTTCTTTATAATGAAAGATTTGAATTATTACAAAGATTATTTAGTACATACACAGGTAATGCATTACAATTAATTCCGACACAAATTGTGAGTTCATATAAAGAAGCAAAAGAAGTTGCAAAAAATTATATTAAAAATGGTTTCGAAGGAGCAATAATCAAAAATATAAATTATTTGTATGAAGGAAAACGAAGTAATCATATGATTAAGATTAAAGATGAAAAAGTTGCTGATTTAAAAGTTATTGATTATCAATTTGGAACTGGAATTATGGAAGGATATTTAGGTGCATTAGTATGCGCTTCAAAAAATTCAAAAATTATTGTAAATGTCGGTTCGGGTTTTTCACACGAAGAGCGTGGTTTTAAGTTATCTGATAATTTAAATGAAGCAATTCCAGTTAATACGAGTGTTTCTGAAAACTTTAAAAAAGAAAATATTATTGGAAAAATTATTTCAGTTAAATTTAATGAAATCATAAAAGATAAAACTAAAAAAACTTATTCATTGTTTTTGCCAAGATTTTTAGAAATTCGAGATGACAAAAACGAAGCAGATTCTTTTGAAAAAATTAAAAATGAAATTGAGGTATAAAATGGGATATTCAGAAGTTAATAAAATGATAAATAATATAATGCGAGAACGACATCGTAATCAATTATTTAGAATTGAAAAAAAAGTAACAACATTAAATCAAGAAATAAAAAAGACTAATACCATTAAAAATATTTTGGGAATAATTGGAATTATATACAGTACAATAACCATAATTTCTAAATTAAAAAATAAAAATAATAATTAATAAAAAAGGAGATTGAAAAATGAATGATTTGAAACGTATTAAACAAACTGAAAAAACTATAATAGCATTAACACAGAAAATAGATAAATTAAATACTATTGAAAATATGTTAGTTTGAGGTATTTTTAGTCTGTTTATTTTATATAGTATAGTAATTTTAATTGTTTAGTTGTAATAATTGTTATAAAAAATTGTAGGTTAAAAATATAATTATGTTATTTATTTGTTTAATTGTTGGTATAACATTATTTATTAGTAATTGGATTAGTATACATATATGTGACATTGCTAATAAAGATTTAAACGTTATCAATAAACACATCAGATATTATAGAATTTAAAGTTTTAGAATGTATTGGTTTATTAATAATGATAGTGTCAAGTTATTTAATTCTTAAATTTGAATTATTATCTTATATATTATTAATGATATTAATTGGTGCAATCATAATAATTATTAGATTTGTATTTAATTTATTTTATTGTAATAATATTTTTAATCATAATAAATATATTGATACTAAAATTAAATTATTGACATATAGGCATATAGTTAGTGAGTTGGGTTTAGTTAGTATTAGTATTATTGTATTATTAGTATTATTTCATAAATTTATTTGATAAAATCGTAAACATAAATGTAAATATAAATGTAAATATAAATGTAAACATAAATGTAAATGTAACAATCATAAAATGGAGAAAAAAATTATGAATTTGATATTTTGGTGAATTGGAGTAATTTTATATGTAATTGGTGAATCTATAACCGAAGCATATACACACATGAGTAATACTAAGAGATTAAAAAATAAATATATTGGTAATCCAAATATTAGAAAAAATACTAAAAAGTATTTATTAGATTATCATGGTTATAGATTAATTGAAAACAGTGGATTTTTAATATTAATTATAATTAGTTTTTTATTAAATACAAATATTCAATTTAAAGAGTTTTTAATATTAATTTTATCAAGTATTTGTATTGGTGATTTTATTTATGAAAAATTGTATAATAAAGTTGCGTATGGAAAATATTTTGTTAAAAAAGCAGATTATATATTTTTTAAAAAATTTAAAATAATAAGAGGAAAGTATACAATAATTGAAGATATAATAATGTTAATAATTGGTATTTGTTTATTATATTTTTATATAAAATTTTAAAATATAATGCAAAATAATAAAATAGGAGGTAATATGGCAAAGCAAGATATTATAATAAACATTTTTGATAATAGTGTTTTAACACATATTGCTTTATATGAAATTTTAAATAATAATAAAAATATTAATATTGATAAACAAATAAGTAATGGGAGTTATAATAATAATTTAGATAAATTTTTAAATTTACACCATACAATTTTAGTTTCTACTAATTCAGTTAAAGAATCAATTAAATCAATAATTCTTAATTTATTACATTCTAATTCTAAATATAAAGTTAAATATGTTTTTCATAATGATGAATATGATTCAATATTATCAAATTTTGCAGAAACATTTTATCATTGTATTGAATTAGATAATGATTATTTAAATAATAATGTTAATAATACTAATATAGTTATTTAATTTATAAATTTAAAAATTTAAAAATGGGAGGTTTAATAATGATTGAAAAAATAACAAAACAACAATTAATTAATTCAGTTGGAAAAAGATTTACAAAAGTCTATTATAATGATATTACTAAGACGCATATTTGTCATGAATTAAAATCTAAAAAACCAAAAACTGAAAAAGAAGTATGTGATATTATTGGAAATAATAGTTGGACAACTTTACAATGTCATAATTGTGGAAATGATTTTAATCAAGTAATTAAATTTACAGATTCATTTGATAAAGATAAATATTTATATATTTGCAAAGATTGTTTACAAAAAGCATTATCTGAATTAGATTAACAATTTAAGATTTTATAAAATTTAAAATATTTGTAAAACTGGTATGGTATTAATTATCGTATCAGTTTTATTTTTATTTTTATATGAAAAAATTTTAAAAAAATACAAATTTATTTTTTAATTTATCCCATAATTAATTATAATATAAAAATTTGTTTAATTAACTATACTAACTATATTTTATTTTTTCAACGATATTTTATAACTCTTTATATATCAATAACTTACGACATTTTTAAAATCAAGTCCTCGTTTTTTATAAGTCATTGGTATATAAGGACTTACATTTTTTAAGAATCGTTAAAATAAAAAATTAGTATAAATACTCACCTGCAACTTTAAACTCTCTTAGAACGCGTTTTTTGAAGCATTTTGGAGTTTTTACTTTATTAATTTTTATGATTTTATTTTTTAAAATTTTATAATTACTATAGAAATTTTTAAAAAAAATAATAAATCAAATAGTTATTATAAAATAATAATTATTAAATCTGTAATTTAATAAATTGATAAATTGATAAATTGATAAATTGATAAATTTGAGAAATAAGGAGTTTACTAAATGGATGAAAATACAAAAGATAATGAAAATCAAAATTTTAAATCTAAAAAAATAAAATTAATAAAAGATAAAGATACAAAAATATTAGACTATGGTATTGAAACAAATATTATGTCTCCTTCTGAATATTATGAAGATTTATCAACTAAAAATGTAGTTTTAGTTTCTGAAATATTTGATAAAGAATCTAATGATAAATTAGAAAATATAATTGTTCCGATTAGTGAAAATATTAATAAAGTTTATTTTGAATTAGAGTCAAATTATACAAATGTCGAAGAAGAACCAGTTGAGAAACCAAATCTGAATTTATATCTATTAATAGGTGGTAGAGATGAAATTGAAGAACCTCTACCAGAAATTCCACATACAATTTTAACATTTAGAACAACAACAGATAATGAATCAATTAAATTACCTTTAGAATCAAATGGTAATTATGATTTTAATGTTGATTGGGGTGATGGAACAAATAATGATATTACGAGTTATGACCAAACAGAAGTTGAACATACTTATATTACTGCTGGTGATTATGATATTAATATTACAGGGACGTTAGAAGGTTTTAATTTTCATAATGGTCATTCTGATAGTAACAATAAAATTATTGATATTAAACGATGGGGTGATTTAAAATTAAGAACTACTAATTACGGCTCAGATGGATGGTATTTTTATTACTGTAATCAGTTAGAAACTTTTAGCGCCACAGATGCACCAGATTTAAGTGAAGTTAGTAGTTTTGAAAGTTTATTCTTATCTTGTTCCAAATTTAATGGAAATATAAATCATTGGAATGTTAGTACTATAACAAATATGTATAAGGCATTTCAATCATGTAAATATTTCAATCAACCATTAGATAATTGAGATGTTAGTAATGTAATTGATATGGGTCAGATGTTTTATCAAGCAACTAAATTTAATCAATCATTAAATAATTGAGATGTTAGTAGTGTTACTAATATGGCATATACATTTTATTCTGCGTTTAAATTTAATCAACCATTAAACAATTGAAATGTTGGTAATGTTGTTAATATGAATCAAATGTTTTATCAAGCATTGGTATTTAATCAACCATTAGATAATTGAAATGTTAGTAATGTAACTGATATGTCACGAATGTTTATGAATGCTAATGTATTTGACCAAGATATTCATAATTGAAATGTTGATAATGTTACAAGTTATTATCAATTTAAAGCAAATTGTTTATTAACTGATGAGCATACACCATCAAAATTTTTATAATAAAAATTATTATGAATAAATTAATTAAAGCACATTTAATATTTAATAACATAAAGAAAAATTTTAATAACATAGAGAGATACAACAAATATGAATAATTATATGACAATTATACAAATAAGAGAATTGGAACGAATTAATGCTGAAATAATAAATTATTACAGTTATGAAATTGATAGTTTTAAACAAGATGAAAATTTAAAAAAATATGTAACAACACCAATTGCACATTATTCAAAATTAATAAAATTCCATGAAATGTTTAATGAATATTTTTCAGAATTGGTTTTTACAGATGATATAAATAGTTTAAATTATCAGTTTAAAAATTTATATTATGAAAATATCATAGATTTAATATTAAATATTGCAAAACTTAAAAATATTTTATCTGCAAAAATAATAACTATTTCGAAAGATAAATCTATTGAACCAAGAGTTAGATTAGTTATTGCAAATAATTTACTTGAGCATATTGTTGATTTTAATAATTTTTCAAATTTTTTATTAAATTTTTTACAATGTAAAAGTTTATATATGAATTAACATTAATAATTAATATAATAGAAATTGATTAAATTTGATTATTTTGAATTGCAGTTATTTTGAAATTTAATTATTTTGAAATTTAATTATTTTTTAAAAATTAAATAATGAAAAACTAATAAGGAAAAAACAAAAAATGAAAACATTTTTAGATGAATTAAAAGATACGAAAACAGGAATTGTTGTACAACTAACAAACGGTAAACAATACTATATCTTTGACGATTATGACGATACCTTTGAATTTACAAAAATAGAAAATACAGATTATGATTCAGTTGAAAAAACAATTGAAAAAATTCAATTAAATGATAATTTTGTATCAATATGAAGAACGACAATTAATAATGAAATGATAAAATTACCATTGGTTGATTACGGAGAATACAATTTTACAGTAGAATGGGGGGACGGGAGTTTCGATAAAGTAACTGAATATAATCAAGATTCAATAATGCATACTTATTTGGAACCAAATGATTATACAGTTAAAATATACGGAAAGTTAAAAGGTTTTAATTTTACGGATTCATTTAGTTTAAATTCTAATAATTTAATAGCAATTCTAAATTGGGGAGTTTTAGAATTAATTGATTCTCAAAAATCAAATATTAACGGGATTTTTAAAGGTTGTGTTAATTTAGAATTAATTAAATCTTTATCAGAATTGAAATCAGATAATCTTACAAATGCGACTTCAATGTTTGAAAATTGTAATAAATTAAAAGATATAACTGGATTAATTAAATTTAAGAAATTTCATAAAGTTAAAAAATTTGAAAATATGTTTAAAAATGTTACTTTATCAACTAACGTTTATGATATTTTTTTAACTCATTTAAATAATAGTTTTTTACCAATAGATATACCTGAAGATTCAAAATTAAATATAAATTTTGGAAATTCAAAATATAGTAAATCAAAACAAGTTAGAAACGATTTGAATATTAGATTTAATATTGTTGATGGTGGTGAAAATTTAAATATGAGTATTTTAACTTTTAAAACAACTACCGGAAATGAACCAATTAAATTACCATTAGAAGCAACTGGAAATTATAATTTTACCGTTGATTGGGGAGATAATACAAGTGATGTAATTATAAGTTATGACCAATCAGAAGTAAATCATTATTATGAAAATGCTGGATTACATGATATTTATATTTCAGGAATGTTAGAAGGATTTAATTTTTATCATGGATTTAATAACAGTAAAGATAAAATTATTGATGTCAAACAATGAGGGAATTTAAAATTAAGAACAATTAATTATGGTTCAGACGGTGCTTATTTTTGTCAATGCTCCAATTTAGAAACTTTTAATGCAGAAGATGCTCCTGACTTAAGTGAAGTAACAAATTTAATGTACACATTTTATGGGTGTTCTAAATTTAATGGAAATATAAATCATTGGGATGTAAGTAATGTGACAAAATTTACACAAATGTTTGAGCACGCTTATAAATTTAATCAGCCTTTAAATAATTGAAACACCAGTAATGTTACCGATATGTTTGCAATGTTTTATGAATGTTATGAATTTAATCAACCTTTAAATAATTGAGATATTAGTAAAGTAACAAGAACTTGAGATATGTTTTGACGTTGTTATAAATTTAATCAACCATTAAATAATTGGGATACAAGAAATGTCGTCAAAATGCATGGAATGTTTTATAGAGCATATAAATTTAATCAAAATATACATAATTGAAATGTTAGTAAAGTAACTGATTGAGGTGATTTTAGAAATTATTGTCCTTTATATAAATCGTATACTCCTTCAAAATTTAGATAGACAATTAAAATAGTAAAATATAAAATAAAAGTAAGCAAAATATAAAACAAAAAATGAAAAATAGTTACATAAAAAAATAAATACATAGGAAAAACAAAAAATGAAAACATTTTTAGATGAATTAAAAGATACGAAAACAGGAATTGTTGTAAACTTAACAAATGGTAAACAATATTATATTTTTGATGATTATGATGATACTTTTGAATTTGCAAAAATAGAAAATACAGAATATAGTACAATTGAAAAGACAATTGAAAAAATTCAATTAAATGATAATTTCGTTTCGATATGAAGAACAACAATTAATAATGAGACAATAAAATTACCTTTAGTTGAATATGGTGAATACAATTTTACTGTAGAATGAGGAGATGAAAGTTTTGATAAAGTAACCGAGTATAACCAAGATTCAATAATGCATACATATTTAGAACCAAATGATTA